AGTATCAGGACCAATAAGGTATGGTTTGGGTGGGGTGTCCGTAAACGCAGACTTTATTGCGTCTGCGCCTTTTTCTGCAGCAGGGTCTATATTAATATGTACTGACTCGCTAACACCATCAGGTAAAATAGTAGGATCAACAGATAAAGGGAATTTGTTATTGCCAAATAAAACATCCACAATTTGACCATATGCAGCCAGTGTTTTAGTTTTGGTGACTTTAACAAATACACGAGACTTCTCCGTTTCAGTGAATTGTACATCTGGTCCATACAGTCCTCTATAGTTTCGGTAAGATCTTAACCACCGTTCTTCATCACCTTCTCGTGCATCTTCTGCTCTTTTAAATCGTTCTGATACAAACGAAACAACCGCATTAGATGATTCAAAGATTTTATCTTCTGCATCTTGTGCGGCTACTACATCGTCTGTCTCAAATGAGAGGTCGTCTATTTCTGCCATATTTAATATCCAAAGCTGGGATCAGCTGCTTGAAAGCCTGATCGTTGTGTTGCTGGGTTGAAGTCCCAAATAGAACTTCGAGGTCTTGTCATAATGCCGTAGCGTAAAGCATCATATAAGTGGTCTTCTGCATTTGTATCTACATCTTCTGGGTTACGTTTATCTAAAGGAATGGCTGGTAGTTGAGCTATTGTGTTTGTACACGTAGACATAAACACCAGTCTAGGTTTTTCGGTGAACTCATCTACTTGTAATCTTCTATGTAGCTCGTTTTTTCCTGATACCCTAGACCCCTTTGATCTGTCTGAGGGCCGCCATCTGCAACCCTTCATATTCATCTGTTCAGCTAGACTGGGTCCTGTGTCACCTCTGTTGTGCCATAGTGAGCTATCAAGAACTCCATACCGTATTGTACCATCTTCTTTTTCTGCGTCAAGTATCATATCAGCTAAATCTGTTGCTGTAACTTTAGAACAATAGAGTTCTCTATATATTACTAGTGAATCATCTGGTGCTACTGCTATCCATACAACTCCTGTATGACTTCCATATCCGTAGTCACACGCTCTAAACTTAGTCCAACTTGTCGGTATCTTATAGGGATCAACTACGTGTATCTTTCTGTTGAACTCAGGAAATGCTGCACCTTCATTAACATCCCAGTTACCTTCTAGTAATTGCTTTCTTTGGTGTTCTGGCAAAGATAGAAGCATTGCTTCGTAGTCGCCACTCTCAGCTAAGTAAGGATTGTCAAACAAACTAGCAGGAATAAATCTGCGTTTAAATAATGGTTGTCCTTCTTTACTGTGTCCTTTAGGAAACCGTATTTCTTCCCCTGTCTCTATGTTTGTAGCCCAGAAGGGTTCTCTTGAAGGAGAAGGGTCTATAAACATTTTCTTAACCCACTGATGTCCTATTCCACCAGGGTTCGTTGTGGCTCTCATATACAAACCTAATTCGGCGGCATATGCACTACGCAAACGAGATCTCATATAATCCCAAGCGTAGGGAGAACCCCATTGTGTTAACTCGTCAAAGCCGATCCAATTAAACGCTTGACCTTGATAACGTGTAACGTCCATATCTTTGTCGAGGTAAGACATCCAAAGTCTGCCACCTCTAGGCGAGATCCACTGACTTTTCCTCTCAGACCATTTGATACCTGGTACTGCACGAGGGTATAATTCTTGGCTTTTTTGAATAAGCTCACGGAGTTCCTCAGTTGTGTGCCTGACTAGTAGCCCACTAAAGTTAGGGCTGTTTAATCCGTGTAACGGATCAGCTAACATAGCATAAGATTTACCGCCACCTGCGGCTCCACCATACAAAACCTCACGTTCTGATGATGATAAAAATTCTGTTTGTGGTCCAGCATTAGGCTGGAAAACTATATCTTGCGCAACTTCTGTGTCAAACGGTGCAGCCATCGGGACTGCAGGAACTATATTATCTTTTTCTACTACTTTTGATTGAGTATGCTCCAACTTTATCTTCTTCGAGCTTTTCGATCTCTTGTAGCGTTTCTTGGAGGCGTTGGGCAAGTCGCTTTTTAATAATAATTGTTTTCTTACGTTTTCGCTCAATGCTCATTCTTTTCTTTAAACCCATATGGGTAATACTGCGTCCTGTTTGTCGAGTTAGCCACTGTGCAACATCTCGTAAACTATACTGCTTGAGATGTTTTTTTGCTAATTCTAACGCTTCGAGTTCGTGTGGAATAGGCTTTAATAGTCTTTCATTTTCTGGATGAACTTCATACCCGTAGGGAATTTGTTTATGTGAAACTCTAGCTACTACGTGCCAGTTTTTTTCTTCACCTCTGTGTGGTTTAGGTAATTCCCAAAAACCTATTGTGTCTCGTTCCCAACTCTTTATTCGTTCTTACCTTCTTTAGCTGGTAATATAAATACTCCACCGCCAGAAGAGTTTACATCAACACGTTCTACTTTACCTAATCCTGCTCGATCTAATAAATCTTTAGCTGCTGACATTTTATCTCTTATGCCTAGCTCCGTTGGATCATACAAAGCGTTAGTCATAGCCATTGCTGCTTTAGGTGCAGTACGAGCAAAGTAAGAACGAGTAGCTTCTGCTATCTCGTCCTTTAACGATTCTACTATTGATCTTGTTGCTGTACTGTCGCTATAGCCAGATAGTTTTTTAGCTGTCACTACATCACCATTAGCTTCATCAAATAATACTTCAAGAAACTTCTGTTGATTTTCTGTTAGTAATTTAGACATTATTCTTTCTTCTTCCCTGCCATATAGTTAGGCACTTCTAGCTCTGGCCTTTGCCGCCTTCGTAAGATCTTTAAAGTGAACCACGGGTTTAGAACCTTTAGTATGAGTTTTACCAGAGTGTACGGAACCATTAGGCATTTTATGAGTACCCCCATTATATTTTCTCCCATCTTTAAAATAATGTTGTACGCCTTTCATATTATTTTTTACCTTTTTTCTTTACCATACCGCCTTTATTCATATAACCCATTTTGTTACGTACGGCTTTAGGTAGTTTCTTTAGTCCTGCTTGTTTAGGTGTAGGTTTTTTTAGAGCCATATTTTTATCCTTTAGCTTCTAGCTTTTCTATTTGGTGGATTAGATGCACCAGCTTTAGCCATACCACCTTTGTTATAGCCCATTCCTTTTTTCTTAGCCATACCGCCGCCCATATAACCCATAGACTTTTTAGCCATACCGCCACCCATCATCTTCATAGGTTTTTTAGCCATACCGCCACCCATATAACCCATAGATTTTTTATCTTTTTTCTTCATACCCATCATTGTGTTAAGCCTTTCCTGCTTTTTTGTTTCGTGGAAAAGATCTATTTTTAGATGCTGATCTCACTCTCAAGTTACTTCTTCTATTATCTAATGGATTACCATTCTTGTGATCCACATCTTTACCATCTCCCTTTTTAACTAAACCTGCCTTCATAGCAATACGTCTAGCTTTATTACGAGAAACTCGTTTCTTTATTTGCTCTGGTCTGCTTTTATAGTTAGCATTTTCTTTTTTGTAATTACGAGTAGCCATATTAAGTATCTACCTTTGAATTATCGTATTCCCAATATACGCACTTTTTATTTACAATAACGAAGTCAGGAAACTTTTCTTTTATGTATGGTATTCCTACTTGTTCCATACCAAAGTAACACTCTGCTTTAGTATCAAATACAGGACCGCCATATGTAGTACATTCCATAGTATACATAGAACATACAAGAACTAAAGGTGTAAACATTTTACTTTATGTTCTTCTGGATTTAGCTCCAGAACACTTCCATCGTTTGCGAGACAAGTTATTCGGAGTATTCGGATCATTTTGTTTCTTTTTAGAAAGCCTTTTCTTTATTCCTAGGCTTCTTGCACAGTAACTGTCTCCTTTAGATGTCCCTGCACGAACTCTTGGGCCACCACCCTTAGCTTTTCCTGCTTGTCCATAGCTAACTTTTTTACCTGACGAGGTTACTTTGACCCTTGCCTTACCTTTTCTAGGAGTTGCCATAATTATCTACGGGGCATCATAGGCATATAGTACATCGGATCTTCTGGTTGTGTCAAGTTGTCTATTACTTCTTTTTGCATACCTTTATCGCCGCGCAAATCTTTGTTACCGAAGCGTTCTGCCCTGCGATCTGGCTTTTCGTGGTGTCCACTGCCTACACAACGGAAGTCTTTCATATTTTTAGTAGAATAAAACATATTAATTTCCTGCTAATGGGTTAAGTAGAGCTTTTTTAATTTTATCGTCTAGGTTTTGCTCTAAAGTTTCTATCTTTTTGTCTAAACGATCTATTTTAGCGTCCATTCGGACTTCAAAAGCATTAATTATGCCTCTAACGTCCTCAATATTCTGTCGATTTCGTGCTTCTTGCTTTGACATATCAGTTTCGACTTGCGAAAGCATAGTTTTTACTTCTATATCTTGGGCATCTATGGATGATTCAACGTCATCTATGTCTAATTCTATGCGATCTTCTTGTTGATCCATAGATGTCTTAACAAAATCTAGTTTTTCATCAACACGAAGCTCTGTTGCGTCCATTAATGTTTCAATAGCAGCAACATCGTCCTTTAATCGTGTCTCTTGCTCTTCTATTGTAGTCTCAACTGCAGCTAAATCATCTTTTATGCGTTGCTCTTGCTTATCCATACTCGATTGTATGCTCGTTAAGTCTTCTCGAAGCTCAATTTTTGAGTCGTGGACACTAGCGGAGACATTAGCTACAGATGCTTTGATTGAATTGACTTGTTCTCTGATAACTTCATTGACGAGTAGGTCAGCTTCTTTGAGATTGTTGAACTGTTCACTAATAACAGCTAACTCACCCTCAACCATAAGCATATGGTTTTCAATGTGCGACAGGTCGGGGGAAACAAAATCATTTATCTTTTTTTCCATCAGCAAATAGCGATTATATGCCTCGAATCCGCCCCAAAGTCCTCCGACTATTGTACCGACAAGGGGTATAATAAGAAGTAGTTTTGAGCCACCTACCTTAATACCTTTGTACTCAACCTCTGCCATCAGACTTTCCTATATGCCCTAGTTTTTTTAGATATTCTTTTAGGTTGTTTGCTGAACTGCTTACCCTTTTTAGTATCTTGTCTTTTCTTTCGGGTAGTTGCAGCATACTCACTGCTAGATAAAGATTTAATGGCGCGTTCAGGCAAATACCTTTCACCAGTTTTGCTAGAAGGTTTACCACTTTTAGTTCGCCATTTCTGTTTTGTCCAAGATTTTAAACTCTGCTGACTAGGCTTGAGTGCCACTATGTGTACCCTCCACCTTTAGCTTTATATTGTTTAGCTAGCATCTGGGCTTTACGCCCAGACCATTGGCCAGGATTTCCACCCTTGCTTCCTGCTTTTATACTGCTAAATAACCGTTTACGCATTGTTGGTTTAGTATAGTTACCAGCCTTGTTTACCGTTGATTTCTTTTTAACAGCCATAATTAGCTACCTATCTTTATTTGAGGTTAATACCGCCAGTGTTTGCTGCTAGACCGTCAACGACATCGTGCAACAAGAAAGCTAGTGCTGCTGTAGTTGAAATACAAGTAATTTTAAAACTTGAACCTACAACTGCGTTAGCATCAAAACCTGCAGAATCATTTGCGTCTGCAACTGCTAGGTTGTCACCGTCACCTTTTGGTACACAACCAAGAATCTTTTCTGATCCGTTAGTAATAATATCAACATCGTTACCTGCTGTTCCTAACATTACAAATTGATAAGTAGCACCCAAACAATCTGCACAAGCTGGGAGTGATAGAGTTGCTGAAGCATCCATAGCAGGGAATGTTATAATAGACCCTGATTGTGCTGCTGTTAGTGTAGTACCAGAAGTGTATGATGCTACCTGTGCGAGTACTTGAACTCGTGGTGTTCCGTCATCAAATGAAAATGTTGTTGGCATCTTTTCGACACCTTGATACATTGTAGTATTTGCCATAGTATATTTTCCTTATTTACTTTATTGGTTATATTGACTGTCTACGAGGGCATCCATCTTCACGTTAGAGCCTCCAAACAATATGAAAGAAGCGAAGTTATTATCGCTTATTTGGGTATCAGGCACAGCTAGGTCAGAGAAAAACCCTTGCGTATCTTGGAGTATCTTTTGATCGTCAAAAAATGTTTTAGCATTACCTAGTACCTGCATTACAAGGAGGGTTTTAAGTTGATTGTTAGAATCATACCTGCCCTTGTCTCCCATTTTTTTAACTATCTTACTTCCTGCCTTTTGTTTTTGGTCTTGTTTTTGTTGAGCCTTAGTTTGTTTAGGCTCTTCTTTCTTGTCTTCTTCTTTCTTTTCGACAGCCTTTTGTTTTTCTTCTTTAGGTTCTTCTTTAGCTGCTACTTTAGTTTCGGGTTCTTCTTTAGTTTCTTCTTCTTTTTGTGACCCTGGCTCTTCTTCTTTAGGTTCTTCTTTTACGGTAGATTCCGAAACCACGTCTTCGGATTTATCTTGTGGTTGTTCCATTTCTGATGCATTGTCTGAAGTCTCTCCCTCAGATACATTCGTATTTTCAGGGATGTCAGAATCTGCCATATTGTTATCTGCCACTTCAACGTTCTCAGTGGTCGAAGTATCCGTATCTGAAGGTTGCGGTAAGTCAACATCGGGTAAGTCCATTTCTATTTCTATATCTTGCATCTCGATGTTTGTGTCCATCGTAACGTCAACATCGAAGTCCATATCCATATTTATATCTAAATCCATATTTATGTCAATGTCTGGAATATCTAGCTCTAACTCTACGGATGCGTATGAATCTTCACCTGACATATCGTTATCAAAATCAGGTTGTACTTCAATGTTTCCATCTACATCTATATTGAAATCGTTATTATCAAATATGTCTTCCGCTATGTCTATTACGTCTTCGTCATATCCCCCAATAGCTATGAATGTTTCTATTGTTGTAATGTGCTGCGTTATAATTGTATTAACGACATTCCACAAAACATTTACTGTTACATCATCAAAGACGGGGCCTATTGCGAGATTTATGTCTCTGCCACCTATTTCAATAATAACTGAAGTAAGATTTCCGCCAAAATCAAAACCTCCAGTATATTCAGCATATCCTGTTGCTACCCCTGCGGCGGATAATAGGTCTGTGCCAGCAAATGCTGTCGTTGTCCCATCTCGTCCTGTGATGTGCATATAGATTGAATCTGCGTCATCTTGCTTATGCACCTTAATCGTATAATTTACTCTGCCGCCTCTGTCAGCCATATTCAAGTTCTGAACATCAACTGTCTGTATGAATGTTGTACCCATACCAGCTACGCCCATTGTACTTGTGCTAGAACCACTTCCAGTGATTTGAGCGCACTTATCAGTACCCAGGTCTCCACAGGTGGACCCAGTTGGCATCGAAGCTGGACCCTGCCCTCCCCAGTCAACATCCATATCACCTTCTTTAGAGGATGATACAAATCCATTATTGCTATCTAGTATGTCACCACTATCTTCATTTGTTGTAGTTGTGGTTGTTGTCGTTACTGTAGTCGTTTCAATTTCAGTTATACCTGTCGAGTCCGTACTCGATTCAGTTATTACTTCAGTCTCAATTAGTTCAATAACTGAAGGGGTACATAGTCCTACCGTAGTTGTCGGGCAAACATCCGCTAATAGCTGGGTGCTACAAAAGGAAAATGAGAGCAGCAAGAGGTAATACCCAAGTACCCTTTTTCTTATCTCCATCTGCACTTCTTTCTCTACGTTTTTCCGCTATGGCTTTTCGTTTCTTTAGTTCTATTTTCTTTTGGCGTTTTTCTTCTTTAACTCGAAGACGTTCTTCTTCTTTTAAACGTGCCGCCTCAACTTTATCTTTCTCTTCCTGTGCTTTAATTTTTTTCTTGAGTAGTATGGCTGCCTTCTTAGCTTCTAACTCTTTCTCAGCTATCTCAACTTCTTTAATAGCTCTTATGTCTGAGTCCTCTGGTATAAGTTCTACATTCTTATTCCAAGCTTCTAAGGCTTCATTACCTATCTTACCCATAAATGGACACGGCGTTCCAGCCATCCACATCGAATCAAACACCCGTGCATCAATACACAGGGTTGATATTGCCGCCACTTTCATACCCATACCGTACAAGCTACGCGCTAGTTTGATGCGCTCACAATTCTTATCGGTAATGGTGATACCCGTAGCTATTCCTAGCACTTGGGTTTGTACAGAAGCGGCGGCAGCCGATTTACATACGTCACTGTTATTTACTACAACAGATGGAGCAGAAGCAGTCGGTACAGATTTATCTGTGACCACAGTACTGCTCACTGTGTTACTATCGGCAGCGGATACTTCCTTGGCTTGTATTACAAATATGAATAGCAGTGCAAAGACTGCCAACATAAACCAAAAAAATATCCGCTTAATCATTTTATGTCACTACTTTTTAGTTCCGCAATTACACCAGCCATCTTGTAGCAAGTGCAGTACGACACCTAAAGCAATTAAACCAGCTAACCCTGCTCCACCGAGTAGAGAGATTAAGCCAATTATATTTTCTACTACGTTACCTAAGAACATCATATTCCCTGGTCCTACGAGTAAAGATACCACTATCGAGAGTGTCAGAAGTGCTACAGCGAGGTTAGTTAGCCCAGCCACAGATTTCATCATTCTATCCATCTGGCGTTCCTTTTTGTTGTTTCTAGTTTAGTTCTTATTAACAAAAGAAATAAGAATACTAACCGTATTCCCTTTCCCTGTCTGGGTCTAAGACTTCTTGCCTACTTAACCAGCCCTCTAAGTACATAGCCCTTTCAACGTGATCTAGTGTGTACGTCACACCAGTGTTACACTTTATTGCTTCCCGTATATAGAAAACATCAGATTTCGGGATATGTACACGACTAAAGGCACGAGGGTTGTTATCTATTAATGCTTTATAGAATTCTTCGAGTACATTCTCTGATGCATATAGTTGTACTTGCTTTTTGTTCATTGTCAAGTTTTATTTTATATTTAATTGTAAAGTAAAAAAGTACGCACTACATATTGTAAGAAAGGAAAGTTACAACACGTAGCGCGTAAGGTGGTTTATAGTATTCCCCCATCTGA